TGTGTTTACAAAATAAGAGCTAAAGCCACCAATAAATATCAATAAAATTGCAAAGATTTTGGCAGTCCATTTCCAATTTATTAATTGAAAAATTAAATTATATGCCGCTATTAAAATAACTAATGTCGCCCCTAAGAAAAGAACTGACTTAATACCATTATAAGGTGTAAGTTGATGGATTTTTTTAAAAAAACCTATATTCAGAAATAAACCTAGCCAGATAGATAAAAGCAAATTAAAATTTAATAGTGTAATATTATTACATATCTCTTTGAATTTTAAAAAATTTACTAGCATTTAAAAACCACTAAATATTAAAAACTCGAAATCTTAGCTAGTAAAACTTAAATAGAAATTAAAAAATGAGCTTAGTAACCAATAAGAATACAAAGCTATATTATTAAAAACAAATCTTTAAGCTCATCTTAATTTTAAAAATTTATTGTTTGATAAATTTATCATTTGAGACTCTTAGATGAATAATTCAAGTCATGAAATGAGTGAGTATATAACTAAAGTCCCCCAAGTTACCCTTCTATTCTGGATTACTAAAATCTTCGCAACTACTTTTGGTGAAACTGGCGGAGATAGTTTTTCAATGTCATTGAAACTTGGGTATTTAACTAGTACTTTTATTTTTGCCATAGTTTTTATTATCTTATTGATCTGTCAAATTAAGGCAAAAAGTTATAAACCATATTTATATTGGTTTACCATTATTGCGAGTACAACTGTTGGTACAACATTAGCAGACTTTGTCACTCGATCTTTAGGTATTGGTTATAGTGGAGGAAGTAGCTTACTCCTCGGCTTAGTCATCTTCTCACTATTGGGTTGGTATAAAGTTGAAGGCAGCGTCTCCCCTCATACCGTTAATAAACCTAAATCAGAAGTCTTTTATTGGTTAACAATTACCTTTAGTCAAACTTTGGGTACAGCTCTTGGTGACTGGTCAGCAGATACGATTGGATTAGGCTATAGTGGCGGGATTGCTCTTTTCTCATCACTCATTTTATTGATGGTGTTGTTGTATAAATTCACTTCTGCTTCAAGAACATTTTTATTCTGGAGTACTTTTATTTTAACTCGTCCTTTGGGTGCTGTGGTTGGAGACTTTTTAGATAAGCCCCTTTCCGCTGGAGGGTTAGACTTAAGCCGTTTTGCAGCATCCGGAGTAATATTAATTGCTATTTTAATATGTATTTATTTTAGTAAAAATAATCAGTTAGCTAATATCAAAAATGCATAAACTGTGAAAGCCTTCCTTAGAGGGCTTTTACACAAATAACTATATTCACATCACTATTGATTGTATGAGCTGAGCATCCTGATAATAGGATACATAACATCAAAATTTTAAACATCGATTGGCACCATATCAACGGTCAAGCCAGCGAGCTCATGATGACAATCAGTCAAGAATTGAATCTTCCCTTCAGTCAAAAACAGATGGCATCGGCTTGCTGGATAATGGTCATTAACAAGTAATGAAGGTGCAAATGTGGGCTTTTCGACATCACCATTAAAATTCCAAATGCTACCATTATGATGTGCGCCCTCTTTTACATGGAAAGGATGTAAATATTTACACCCGGGGCACTTAAACATATAGATGCCGCTGCTCCAATATTCTAAATATGGCGTAAGCTCTGTTACTGTTTCTGCTTGAGCCATTTAGATCACCACTCGATTGCTGATCCAGCCATAGAAAAACTGTTCTTGACTTGGATTGCGCTCACAGATTTCAATGTAACGCTGGCCTTGCATGATATTAAGAACTCGCACAAGCACTTTCTCACCTTCTTTCCCGCGTTTGGCCAGATAAGTTTTTAGAGCTCTAAGAGTTTCAGATCCATAAACCCCATCAACCTTTAAATCTGCATACCCAGCTTTACCTTGATTGTTAAGCAAGTTCAAAGCACGCTGTAAAAGTGGTTTAGCAAAGTTGATACCACAGTTCACTCCAGTATCTAGAAGTTCTTCAGCTACTGCAGAGCTAAGAGTATTAACCTGATCAAAACGTGGCTCTATCCAGTACTGTTTCCGATAAATTGCTTTGGCCATATCAAGAGGCAAATCTTTCATATTGCCCTTATAGCCGTTTTCACGTGCTACAGCTTCAGTAATACCGTATTTGGTTGCACCGCCCCGATCTGCTGGGTTATTTACGTACCCGCCCTCACGCTGAATTAATTCATCAAGATATTTTTCAATGTTCATTTCGGTTTCCTTCAGATGTAAAAAACCGCCCGAAGGCGGCATTAGCTGTTTTCAATGTCTTTTCTGGCTTTCTTAAACTCTTTAATCACTTCAACAATCGTTTTCCCTTCCTGTTTATCTATGAAGTTAAAAATCCAACGGACCAAAGCCCAACCGGGTAAACCACAAACAAAGAAGAAACCACCCAGAGCAATCATCCCCCATACATCAGTAACCCATTCATGAAGCCCCCACTTCACAATAATGAATGAGCCGCCAGCAAGACTTGATACAACAGTACAGATCAAGCCTACGCCCCACTCTTGTGGTGAGCGTGGCATACGAGTCATTAATACAACTGCTGCAACCAAACCGACTGCTAAAGTCACCATGATTGCAACCCCATATAATTTTAAAAGTGCTGTAAAACCGCTAGTGGAAACTGGTTCCATAATTACCCCTAATTTTTCGGCAATAAAAAAGCACCCGAATTGGGTGCTCAAAGTTCTCTTAAGGTTTAAAGGGTTTGTAAGATTTTCCCTCCGTTAATCAATTGAGTTGTAAGCGGTGCCACCCCAACAATTGCAGGTCCACCCGGCCCCGGCTGACCTTCAGTTGTGCCATGGTATTGCCAGTTCCACGTTCCATCATTGGTGGATTTGGTGCCACGTTGGCCCCAATTTCCGCCATCACCTGATAATGGAGATCCATAACGATCATTTTGGGTTCGGTAACCTTTACCGGGTACCGAAGCTTCGGCATCGGTTACTTTGACAACCATAAAGTCACCATTTAAGTACCAACGCCAGTCTTGTGAATCGTTAGTAATAGGTTGTCCGGTCATAACCCGACCAAAAGGTGCTCCAGCTCCACCGGGAATACCCTGAACTCCATACGATAATCCTGTATAAATACCGCTTGGTGTTGCTCCACCACCTGAGCCGCCTCGAGCCAGAGTTCCACCATCAATAATCAGGTTTAGTTTACTGTGCCGGTTTAATAGACCGGGTGCTCCCTGAAAACCATCACGACGGGTTTTGGTAAAGTTGTAATCCGGATCGGTAGACCATGCACCAAATGCCAAATGTGGCAATCCTCCATCACCACCTCGTCCAACAACAGCACCTTTAATAGTCAAATTTACCACGAGATCAGGTGGGAACTCACCAGTATCAATAGCAGGTAATTCTGATGCAGCTGGAACGATATACTCTCGTTTTGCAGGACTAGAGTTATAGTCGAATTTATAGACAAATCTGGTTTCCGGTCGATAAGAACTTGAACTTGAAACTAGTGCACCTGCTTCAACTACAAAACTGATTTCTCCAGTCGTTGGCAAATCCCCTCTTTGCATCTGATATAAACGTGCCAGATTAATATCCAGCTGGTCATATCGAATGTAAATCGGTGAATCATCAACCGGCACATCAATAAAGTCCTTGTCATTGAGGTAATAACGTTCATCGTAATTAATTGCAGTAATGGTATTAGAGAACTGGTCAGCCGGTTCTCTTTTTGCAACCAGATAAGGCAGTGAGCCTTTGGTATCGTCATTAACTACGGTGTAGATAGTATTCACAAAGTCATCGGGACTAAGCTTTAAGGCCCCGTTCGGTAAACGCCCTAAAACTACTTTGTTCTTGGCTGAACCCGGCGTAACGGGAATCAGGTCCACGGTACCATCCCCCATTTGCAGATAGATCACATAGCTCTTGCCTACAATGAAATCAACATCATGGCTTAGGATGAGAATTAAACCTTCTTGCTGTACCACCTCGCCGCTTTGATGAATACCATTGCGATAATCCGCTACAGCAATCCGGTCACGTAAAACCAGTAATTCTGATTCTGGTGCCGCATCAAAGGTAATGGATTTGCGCTGGAAGCGAAGCTTGTTCCAAAGCCGGTACGCATTAAAATGAGCTTGCCACTTGTTACGCACACCTACAGATTTCACCTCTTTGGGGTTCTTGGCCCCTTTATCCGGTAGATAGATATTGATACGACTATCGTCGGCCGGATCCGTGTATTCATAGATCAGTCCATCGTAGTCATCCATCACGCCAAAGGTAAGATCATGCTTGTAACTATCAGGAATAATATTCCTGAAGTTAAATAGCATTACAGAGTTATCAGTTGGACGTTCAAAATAAAGCTTGAGCTTATTATTTTGACGATATGCAGTACAAAATACGGCATCACAAAGATTGGTGACCAGCTCTTCAAAAGACAGGTTTGTATCATCAATCGTAGTACAGAACTCAGCCGCAAGTGGTGTACCAAAATAATCAACTACATCGTTATAAGTCCGATAGATATTTTCCAGATCTATTTCGTCGATCGTACGGCGGCCTATCTTGTCATCCAGTGCCATTGAAACCAATGCATCAGCAAAGCTTGATGTTGGAAATAGCTCTGTCGTCATTGCGCCGTTTTTAAAAGTCGGTAACATCCGCTGAAGATCAAAATTGATCTTGCGGGACTTAACAGATAAAGCTCCAGTGGTTGCATAAGTGCGCGCACGAAAAACCGTTTCATGTTCATACACTGTGCTTTGCAAAGGATAAGCACCATAAAGCGCCTGCCACTTTACTTCATCTACTACCGTTGTAACCGCCGGTGTTGGTGTTAAACGACGTGCACGGACACTACAGCGACCTTGAAATGTCACCATATCCAGCGTTGCGCCAACTGTCTGACGTGACTTTGCCGAACCCTTTAGAATGATCTGCTTTAGCATTGGATTACCAATGGCTGCACCCGATTCATTTACCGGCGTTACTTCTACTTCAATCGTGACGTTTACAGCTCCCTGATTTCCACCTGAAGAAACTGTGTAAAGTCCATTTGTGGCCACAAAGTTACATAGCACCCGACTTCGTTCGACATTGTCCAGAATGAATGGACCAATCCACTTTTCACCTATTGAACTGATCTTTGGTGATAAAGCTGCTGTTTGCTGGGCACTTAACTCTTTAACTTTTAACCAGTTAGCATTAACGGCCGCCGGATTTGATAACGTCATTCGATCATCAGCTACCGATAGAACACTGTAAGTGCCGTTTAAATCATAAGTCTGGCCGTTAAACGTGAATGAGGCATTCGTGATTTCTACGCGGTCATTACTTACAAACTTAGTGGTTAAATCTGTGTTGTTTGCCGTTGCCCGAAGAATCTCGTTTGGATATGCAAAATGAAGGTAGTTCGTACCTTCTAAAGATTGTGTATCAGCAGGACGTAAAACTTGGCCATTAACAGAAGTTTGATGCTGAACTGTTAAGGGTGGAGTTGTAATTTCGGTACCAAGCGAGAAATATGGCTCACCCGAGACAATATCGACACCCGGTCGAAAGACTTCTACCGATGCGCCGGCAATATCAACAATGTTGGTTTCACCGTCATATGCACCGTTAATTTTATAGTGACCACGACCAATACAACCAACAACATGCTCTACTTCGACATTGTTTTCATATACCTTGTAAGGCACAGTAATCAGATCAGGGGTATCGTGAGCGGCACCATAAATATCTGCGATACGACCATTTACGCGAGTTTTATTTTCACGGTTTGATAATTCGTTATTTGCAGACGAGGATTGATTGTTATTCTGGTTGGTTTGGGTAATTGAGGGCACAGGCATTAATAATGCAACAGCCACACCCATAACTATAGAAGCAACCGCTATCCAAGCTAGAGTTATGGGGTCTATACCCTTGGGATTCTCAATTACAATGAAAGTGCCTGGCAAGAAATCGAGCTGCTTTAATTCATATGCATTCTTCGGTGTGACTTCATTCGCAAATGAAATTTCCGCATGATCCATATTGCTTATGGTATGAAAAATACGGACATGCTCAGGCATATGGTCATATTTTGAAGTAAGCCATTGACCCAAAGTTTCAGCGTGTTCAATTGTTTTGTCTTCGGATAAAGGGTCTTGTTTATAAATAATCTTAATCATAGAAACTCACACGATTAAATCCAAATGCTTGAACGACTTGAATTGGCATCCATGAAACGCCTGATTCCTGCAAATGCAAAATACGCCCCAAACGAAAAAGCCCCACATGTGGGGGCTTGTTTCGGTATCTAGAGTGAAAGGCGACTATGCAGCCTTCCTTGGGCATGGGCAATGGATTTAGTAACTTCAATCTTGATGGCAGAAATACCTTCTCTTTGACGGGCTTCATAAAAAACTCAAGCGCCTCTCCTCGATCAATATCATATAGATCCATTGCAGCTTCATGCGCGAAGTGAACACAGTTGTAGTGTTCCTCGTCATATTGCTTATCGAGCAAATGATCGTGACTCTTCATATAGCCCCCTTCAAACCACTAAAACGATCAAGCGAAAAGATATCTCCAGTCTTCGCAGTATTTAATCTTGGTGATTCAGCCTTGAATGTCACAGCTTTATGGTTCATTGCAACACTGGAGAGTTGCAGTCCGAGTAAATAAAACATTGGAGAATTCAGATTGTCTGAACTGTAAATCCGGTAATTTACTGTTGGCTTTACATCGGGATATTGGCCTTCGATTACCCGTTCAAACTCATCCGGCATTACATCACCTAAACCAGATATAGAGACTGTTAATGTCTGGTCCAGATCACCCAGCATTCCGGATCTTTGAATTGTCATAGGCAGGTATTCATAAAGCACCTGCCCTTCACCTTCATTGTGCTGAACATACACCCCTCGGTCATCATTACGGACTACCCGGTAAGTATTCATAAAAGAAGGGTGTGAGAGTTCAATACATTCCAGTTGATAAATATCAACTTTTCGATTGAAAAAGAATTCGGCATATTCGTTATCCATCAGACCTCCCAATCTTTAATTAATGCTATATCTGCAGCAAGGTTAGGCTGGTTTTGAACAACTTCGAGTTGTGCATTTACCGAGTCGCGTTTAATAACAACTGCTTAATTGTTTGACGTTTTGACCAAATTGGGCTTTTCAGCCCGGCAATACCCAATTTGGTCACTTACCTTTGCTTTTGGTTGATATCTTCTTATGGCACTCCTCCAAAAACAAATTATCCAAAGCAAAAATACAGTCATTAAAAATATGAGCAGCCACAGGCAAATCATTATGCTCAGCATAGACATTGATAGCCTGCTGGTCTAATGATAACGGGATGCTCTGTTCATACCGTCTGGATCGGCATATGGTGCTAAATGCCGAAAGAATGGATTCAGCCGCATAAGAATATTCTGGCGGATCCGGAATACGACCACCTAAGAATTTGATTTGTTCGATTTCGTGCGGCGTTTTCGACGCATACGTTTTTTGGTATTTGTAGAGCTCGATGACTTTCCCAGAATTAAAGCCTTATCCTTGTCGGCTTCTTCCTGAATCTTCTGGGCCTGTTCTTTAATGAATAGCCAGATTGAAATACCAATATCACCAAGATTAAGAAGCTTTGAGGCATTCTCAGGTGTATAGGGCTTTTCAGATTCAACCGTTTTACCGTCTACGATTTCGGCAAATACCACACCTTTCCAGTCTTCGATTAAGTGGGCGGCGCATGCATCCATTAAAAGTTCATGGTAAAGCTTGGCATTTTCATCTTTGACCATCACATCATAGCCTTTGGATGAAATCTGATTTCCGGCTCGTTCAATCGCTACCTGAAAAGGTTTATAAGCAATACCACGGACTTTGAACTCTGCCTGTACCTCGCCATCAGCCCCCTTGTATTCACACCATTTTGATACGTCTGAGCTTTTAATAATTCCGACTTTTAAAGCCATAGCAACCTCTAATTTTTAGAAATAACAAAGCCCATGGGATTCCATGGGCTTTTTTACTAAATAAGTTGATTACACAAGAGCACGTACAATTGTTGGACTAGTACGCACTTGGGCAAAATTGATATCTATTGTAATGATGTCACCACCACCACCATCCGGGTGATTTGCTTCCTTAACTTCAAGTTGCGGGAAGTTAAAAGAGTACTTACTTCCTTTGGTGTCTGTAATATCGAAGGTCAATGTAAATACATCACGGGTTTTAATAGCATCAATCCATGCGGCAGAAGTTGCCGAGAACATGAAATTAGCATTAACGCCAATGTCCATCATTTTCTCTAAATAGAACTCAGGCGTGTACTTACCTGAACCAATACAACGGATCGCTTCCAAATTATTACTAAAGTTTATGGTAAGTGTCTGCAGGCAAGCTTTCCCCTGAATTGACTGACCATTAATAAGTAGCTTTTCAACGTTTGGCATACTCACCAGAGGGCGAGTCGATGCTGGGATAGGATTTGTAACAGGATTAACCTGCTGTCGAGTAAATGAGCTACCTACTAAACCAAAGTTACCAGTGATTTTGCCTGTGGTCTGGATCGTCATTTCACCTGTATTCACTTGAATACCGCGATAAATAAAGACTTGACCAATATCTTCAAAGACTTTTACCAAGGTAAGAGACTTACGTACTCCACCACCAAAACTTAAAGCATTTGCAGCCCAATTATTGAAAGCGAGAACATTTAAGAATAAGTCAAAGGTACCTAGCGATAATTCAAATTCTAACTGACCCGTTACTTCGGCTTCCGTTACAACAGCGCTTTGGCGAAAACGTGAATCAACTACTTCACTGCTATCTTCAGTAGTAACATTTTCAGTCAAACTATCAGTAACACGGCGAACGGTGTACCAGACTGGATTTGCAGGAGTTGTTCCTAAAACTGCTTCTTCACAAGCATATAATCGAATTTTTGCGCCTGAACTCATTTATGGTTCTCCAAAATTTAGGCAATAAAAAACCCGCTGAATTAGCGGGTCATTAAAGTGTTTCGTCTGTATCCGAGATTTCTGGCGGTTCCACACCATTCATGGCTGCAGCTACAGTCTCGGATAAATTTGTTGGTTGAAAGTCTATAGGAGTCTTTGTTGGAATAATTTCGGAATCTGGCTCAGGTTCTTCATGTAATCGAATATCGATCCAACGGGTTAATGGAATATCCATTGGATTTTCATGATCAGCAACAACTGCAGCAAGCTCAAAATCAAATTTACGCTTATAGGTCTTAATTGAAATGTCGCCATTTTCTAGAGTTGAATACTCTACGGCAACCACTGTATTACCGTTGGCATCTTTGGGTAACTCAATGTACCAACCTTCTTGAGCAAAACCCAAAGAACCTTTTAGAAGATAATTACCTACATCAATTTTTTCAAATTCAACCGGCTGTTTTCTTGCTTGGTCATTTAATTCTATTGAGTCAGCAAATAGCTTAACGATTGGTGAAGATGACTTAATAAACCCATTTGCATCTACGGTAGTATTTGACTGTGTCCAAAATTTATACCAAGAACTCCATGCTCCCCCTAATTTACGACGAATTGAAGGAGAAATTAATTTAGTGTCTCCTCCATTACCATCGAACGAAATTTGTGTCTGATAATTGGGACCATCAGATCCTAGATTTAATTGTAGTAATGTTTGCCACTGAGAAGTAGTGCCTGAGTTCGTCCAAGTTTGCCCAGAATAAATACCACTCGGTAAGTTTGCAGTATTTAAATCAATACTATTCGTAGCCTGTAGAGTGTTTAATCCTAGACCAAAATTATTGTAAGTTTTACCAGTACGATAAATATCGCCACCAGGAGAAATAAAAAGGTTTGGAGCCTCATTTCCAGCTGTAACCTGATTAAATGTTGGCAAAGAGCGAAGCAAACTATTAAAGATAGTTGTACTTGCCGTCACATTTAATACACCACCTCCTGCTTTAGCTGGATCCCCGCCTGTAGCTAAGAGACGAACATCATAATCAGTTGGAGCTCCAGATGTATGCAGATCAATAAAAGTATTGCCCGCTACTGAGAGTGATCCCATTTCTACCGCAGTGGTGGCTGAGCTTGTTGATGTACCTAAATCTAATCGTTGTACCCCCTGACAGTTAACAATAACACCTGTCACACCAATTACATTTCCATCTGCATTTCCAATATTGGCTGCAGCAGCTGTACCTGCACCTTGAACTTGAGAAAGCTGTGGATTTAAGTTTGGAATACCCGAGGCAAATGGCAGCATAAACTGCCGTTTTCCCTGCGAAGCGTTATATGGGAATGGCCGATGATCCCAACTAAATTTAAAAACAAGATTTGCCATTATGCTGTTACCCCGTCAATCACTTGGAAAGTCAAAGTTTCAGTGTGCTGCGTAGTGCCACTAACTACAGCTTTAATATCCATCTGACACAGTCCTAAAGGCCAAGTTGCAGTGCTTGCACTAGATTTAATATTCAGCCATCCCTTCTGTGTGCTTTGATTTAATGCTGCGCAAGTCAAGGTGGCCACAGCAGCACCATCAGCCAGAGCTTTAACCTGTGAAGTGAAGGTATAACCTGTAAGATCAATTGCACGGCGCACGTCATCCGGTGGAAATTGCAGGGCTTCATCCATATCAACTAGCTGCAAATTCAAGTTGAAAGTGTCACCACGCTTAAATACAAAATTGCTCATAAGTGATTCCTATAGACATAAAAAAACCGCTTATTAGCGGTCAAATAATTAAAGAATTTTAAGGCTCATTATCTAGATCAACACTTACTCCCGTAACAACGTTATGTTTAGGCCCTCCGAGACTAACAACATTAGCCAAACGTATATTTACATCAGAAACACATAGTTTATTAGCTAATTGCCATTTATTTAGCTCTTCAGCCATTACACCTTCCAAGTGTCGTTCCAGTTCTTGCCGTTTAATTTCGATTTCTTCTTGCGTAAGCATGCAGGACATATCAATTCACCTTATACCCAATGGTCACATTATACTGAATGAAGTCAGCATCTTTTCCCGCATAAATAGATTGGCCATTCAAACATTCTAAGTGTTCGATTGTGAAATATTCAAAATGTGCCAGCAAAGCATCACTAAGAATCGTTAAAGCTTTCTCTCCCACATGAAGTCGATCGAAGCATTGAATCATGATATTACCGGTACGGCGTGTACATGGCTTATCTGCAATGCCTGAAATAAAGCTCGGCCCACCTGCAATCGTTAAACGGCACCATAAACCTTCTTTAGGTACCGTAAAGCCTGGTGCATTTGGATACTGAATCCGTTCCTGAGCAATACCCGTAAAGCTTTGCATGCGATCAATAATAGCTTGCCTAGTCTGCTCTAAAGTCATTGCCATTTTAGCCACCATACTTTTGAGAAATAAAATTAAAAGTGAGGCCATAAATACCTTGTGGTGCTTGATCAGACCAGCCGTTTTCTAAACGTTCAGCATAAGGTTGGTTATTCTGAATGTAGACCAAATTGCCTAGCTTAATCTTCATTGCCTGAATTGCTGCATCGTAAATAGGGTTTGTTTCAGGTCCACGCACACCATAGTCTCCAGATCCAATTGAAACGATATGAGAAGCACGATAAGCGCCAGTATCAACAGGACTTGAAACGACCAAAGACTGAACAGCATCCATTGTAATTTTCTTTACTTTTTCCTCTGCCATTTTAGCCACATCAAAACTAAAATCAGTTGGCCTTTTCCCCTTCCATCCCATGATTTACCTCACTAGCTTCGAACATTTCAAATAGGTCTTGAGCGATTGCCTGAATTGAATAAGCTTCAAATTCCACACTAGGCTCTCGCTCACCCATTCTCCGTTTTACTATTTGCCAGATATGAACAGCTTCATGTAAAAGCAATCCATAAACTTGAATTTGGTCTTTATCCGCCGTATCACCAATTTGGACGATTGCATATGCGCCATCAGAAAAAGTACTAACCTGTGCATCCGCTCCCATATCCAAAAATTGATCGGCTTTATCCATATCTTCAAATAACAAATCCATGTGAAGCTGATTTCTAGCAAGCGTGTACTGCACATGTTGAAATGGTGAGATATACCATTCGGGCACATAATCGGTATTAATCATTTAAACTCCTTAATTGCACCCATAAAAAAACCCACTTATGTGGGCTTTTTATTGTTTACCTAATTCTATGTTCATCTGCCAAGTTATCAATTTCTTTTAAATTATCATCAAATAATCCTAGAAATTTTCTAGCAGATTGAAAAAAAATTGCACTGCTAACATCTTCACGAGCAATCAAACTCGGAAGTTGGTCATGCCTACTAGCATCTTTTTTGCATAAATCTAAACAGGTCCATGCATCACAAAGCATAATAATATTTGTGAGTAACTTATAAGTCTCACTATATAAATTTAAGCATTTATCGTGAAACTTAATATTTACAAAGTTTTTCTTAGAGAAATTAATATTTCCTAGCTCTGCTAAAATTTCGGCTGAAATTGCAAATGCTTTGTTTTCATAATCTTCTATTTCTTGTTTAGTAAGATTGTTTTCATAAAAACTTTCTAAATCCTTAGCTAGATCTTTCGCCCTAAAGGGAATATTTTTTACTTTTTTTAAAATTTCTATTACTTCAGTTTCATTATTTTTTAGTCTATGAGAAGTTCTCCAATCATCAAATAATACAAAAGCTGCAACTGGAGCTAGAAATGCTGCTGCAAGTGTTAAAGTATCCTTTAAAACATCATATGCATCAGCAAAGTTAAATTTATGATGTGTGATTGGATATGAACTCTTAAGAAAGAATGAAACAACTAAGAAAATAATTATGCCAATTAAAGTCCATTTCCAAATCCTTCTTATTTTTACTTTTAAATCATGTTGAGCCATATATCCCCCTATTTTAGAAGGTTATTAGACCAAGTATTTAAACCTTCCTCAACTGACATTTCCAGATTGTACTGGCTGGATCTTGTTGAATATGGATAACTCGGAATGAGCCTAAGGCTGTTAACCATTCATCATCAATTTTTGGAGTCATAGTTACTTCATTTTGAAGAACAGTAGCCTTTTTATCTGTGGCCAAGACTCCAAGCGTCTGAATCTCATATTGACTGTATGAGCCAAACAGAACGCCACGCCCAGAATAGTTTTCTTTAACTTCAACATACGTTTCAGTTTTAGGATCCCAATTCGTTTTTGAAATCCGTTCACATGTAAAGGTATGAACGGCATCCGCTAAATCATCATTAAATGCTTCAGCAATATCTGCCTGAATTTCGTCACGTAAGCCCATTAGATTTTCCTGATAAAAAATACAGCTTTTCGTTTGCTGTAAGGCTTAATCAAATCAAGAATGAATTGCTCAATCGCACTAAGCTTTACTGATCCGTCCTGATATTCCTTTTCAGTTTCAACCGTATCAGCTTTGGCTTTCTTTCGTTTTAGTGCCTGTTCCTGTCCTTGATATAGGTCACCTTTCATAATGCCCTTGATGATTTGATATGAGGCTGTTTTCAGAGGCTCAGGAACCAGAGTGGCATCTTCGTAAGGCTTAACATTACGTGCTAATAGATAAGCTTCTGACATCTGAAGGTATTGAGCCTTATCACTGGCAGATAAAGCATCAAAGCCTTCAACATGTTCTATCGCTTCTTGTTCAGTGATAAAGCTCATGAATTATTCCTTTAGAATTAATGCTAAAAGTTCATCTTTTTTAGCACCTGCTTCAAATGCAATGCCTTTTTCAGTTAGTACAGCTCGAAGCTCATCTACTTTTAGACCAGCATAGTTAATTGGTTGTGGTTGAGTATCACTTGGTTTTTGGTCATTTTCAGGTGTTTGACCACCTTCACCTGATTCAAGTTCAGCAATACGTGCTTTCATTGCTTCGGTATCATTTTGAAAGGCAATAAATTCGCCCTTTACTGTTGCCAGTTGTTCTTCGAGTTCAGCAATTTTTGTTTCTGTCATTTGTTGTCTTTCCCGTGCACGGTTAAATGATGAAAGTCCCATTTGTGGATCTCCAAAAAAATAAGGCGGTGTTATCCGCCTTTTTGTTATTTGATCTTGTGCTTGAATGCCACAATTCGGATCTGCTTAGGATCGTAAACACGTTCCCAGTTTGCAGCTGTTGCTAGACCAGCGTTATTAGGAGCAATACCTGTATCACCAGCCCATTTAATGCCACGAGGGTGCAATACAAAGTGACGGCGGTTAATAAGAATGTCTGTTCCGGCTAAACTATCACGGTCTGTTTCTACACCAACCGGTGCCCCAATATCTTGGAATCCAATCGCACCTTGGCCAAACAAGAATGAGGTAAAGACATCACCTTCAACCGGCATGCCATCATCAACGATCACACGACGGTCCATAAAGGTTTTGTATAGAACCACACCATCAGCATCTCGAACAGTTTCGATTAAGCCTTGCTTAGCTAAAGCCGCCATGGTTGCCGAGTGCATTGCAATAGCCGTTAATTTATCTACGGCATCACCCAACTTATAAGAAGCATCAACAAAAGATACACCATCAATTACAGCGGCAGCTCCAGTTCCAGCAGAAATATCGTGAGTATTTCCTGTCATGCTGGCCGCCCCGAATACACCTTTAAGGGTGTTTACGGTAAAACCTTGAAACTCACGCGACCAGTAATCTGCCACCAGATCACCAACCGCACCAAGTGGATCGTCACCAGATAATGCTTTAGCCAAATCATTAGCGCCCCATGCTTTACCACGTGCATGAAGAATCGCAATGTCCTTGCCTGAAGTGATGTTATTTACAGATAAAGGTTTTGAATCTGAAAGTACTTCTGACTCACCGCTTAAATCATTCCAGAATGGAGTTTTATCCTCCACATTTGAACCATCGAACAATCGGACCGCTAATGCTCCATCATCCATAGATAGAACGCGGTGAACCGTTTTAGTTTCGTGCCCGAATTCATCTTCACTATTATCAAATTGCTCCTCGAGCACTAACAGTTTTAGATCTTTACGACCACCGATACTGTTTTCCTTCCAGTTGATAATAGATAACGCATCATATAAGGCGAAATATGGCACTCCGTTAGCATCAACATCGACAAGCAGCCCACAGCGCCCAAACTCTAGCAACTCTGAACAAATGCGAATAAAGAGCTGTTTAAGTCCAAAACCATCATTGGTTGCATTCTCTATCAAACCCTTTAACAGAGAACTTTCAATTACGATGTTAGGTTCCAGCTTTGAAACTAAACCAATCATCGTGCGTAGTGAATCCTGAACCCATAATGGATACTGAGCTCGACTTAGATAGGCTTTATAAATCTCTCCAGTCGTATCTCCTTGCTTTTCAGCCTCAATCATTCCGGCTGATTTAGCTAGGTACTTAGTTTGTGCCTGTTTAATCTGCTCTTCACCAGCAACGGCGTCTCGCATAATTAACCAGCTTTTTTGTGCAGCAATATACTGCGGATGTTTATCAGTAACTGCCATAAAAACACCAATAAAAAAGCACCTAAAAAGGTGCGTTGTTTAAGACATTCCGCGAATCCTTCGAACTCCAACAGATTTCTTGTCGATCGGGAATAAATAAGCGATTGGATATGTACCTGCATCATTCATATGGTCAAA